CGCGGCATACAACGCGGCGTTCGAGCAGTATGAAAAAGATGAAGGCAAGGCGGCGGCGACGGCCTGGGCGGCGGTGGAGGAGAAGTACGAGAAGGACGACAAAGGAGAATGGCGGGCGAAGGGGGACATAGCGTTCTGTGAGCTCAGGCGGCTTGTCCAGGAAAAGGTGCAGGGAAAATACGGGAAGGACGCCTGGATCTCCGAAATATTCGCTGTCCCTCCCTATGTCGTCTATACGGTCGGGGAGATTTTCGGCATCAGCGATCTCCTGGGGATGTGGGGCGATGCCTGCACCTGTTATAAATCATACATTCAGTGAAAAGGAGGATTTTATATCATGGCGGACGAGAAAAAAGTTGGTGAGCAGTTGATTGCCGAGGCGTGCAAGGCTTACGGGATCGATCCGAAATGCGTCTTCTCCAGTAGGTATGACGCACAAACGGGAGAAGCGATCGTCGTGACGAACGGCGGCGCGAAGGTACGGTTCAAAGCCGGCGACAAGGTCGAACAATTAGACCCCATCGCCGTGACCGGGATCAATCCGAAAGCGGCGAAGAGAAAGGTCATCGCGGGCAAAGCGAAAGAAACAAAAGAATAGGAGGCGGATATGCCGTATTCGATAAAAGACCCGCCGGAGCAGATCGCGGGGCTGCCGACGCACGCGAAGGAGATCTGGATCGCGGCATACAACGCGGCGTTCGAGCAGTATAAAAAAGACGAAGGTAAGGCGGCGGCGACGGCCTGGGCGGCGGTGGAGGAGAAGTACGAGAAGGACGACAAAGGAGAATGGCGGGCGAAGGGGGACCTGGCGTACTGTGAACTTTTGCGGATTGTCAGAGAAAAAGTGCAGGAAAAATACGGGAAGGACGCCTGGGTCACCGAAATATTCGCCGTCCCTCCCTATGTCGTCTATACGGTCGGGGAGGTAAATTTCAAATTGCCGTACACCGTCCTGGAGGGCGCCGTGCAGCTGGGAGATACCCCGGTCGAGGTAGAAAAAAAGTGGATCGAAATCAGATCACGGCAGGCTGAATCCGACGAGGGTGTGGATATTCTCATACGGTTGGGGGCCGCTCTCAACCCGGAAGGGACGGAATGGGAAGTAACGATCTGCGAGCCGGGGATCACGAAAAGCGGCTGGTATATTGACGACGACGTTCTTCGCAACGCAGCGGGTCTCTTTGAAAATGTGGATGTAAATCTCTATGAACTTCCCCAGGGGGCAACCCATGTGCCCGATGAACTGTTCGATGTGAAAAGCCTCCTGGTGAAAAACAAAGTGGGATGGATCGACAAGGTGCGGCACGTGGCAGGCGAAGGGCTGAAAGGGATCCTGCATTTCCTGGAGAGCGCGAAGTGGCTGGGGAAAAACCTCCTCAGTGCGATGAAGACCGGCGTGAATGTATATGGACTCAGCTATGACGCGCCGGTACGGGCGAAGGAGGATGTGATCGACGGGAAAGAGGTGATCAGGATCATCAAGTTCCTGGCCGCCGATTCCGTGGACATAGTAACGAGACCCGCTGCGGGCGGGAAATTTAACAGGGCAGTGGCTTCTGTGCCGGCCCAAACAAAGGAGGTCATTATGAAGAAGAAGTTTTGGGATTTAATTCAGGAAAAGCGGCCGGACCTCCTGAAAGGAAAGGATTTTGAGACGATTTCCGATCAGGAAGTGGAAGCTCTGGCCAGAATGGCGATGGATCCGCCTAACCCCCCGGATACCGGGGTAAAGGACGAAATCGCCGCATTGCGCTGCGAGATGGCGCTGAAGGAGAAATTAGCACAGAGCGATCTTCCCGACATCTCAAAGGAGCGCATCCGGAAGGTGTTCGCCGGAAAGGTATTCAAGGAAGATGAGCTGGATAGATCCATCGCCGAGGAAAAGGATTATCTGGCGAAACTTTCACCGCCGCCGCAGGATGCCGCCATTGCCGGTTCTACCATCACGGGCGGCCTAGGGACGCTGGAGCGGGCGCAGATGGCGGTTGACCGGCTGTTCGGGTTCACCAAGGACGACATGCTGGCGCTTGCCCGGATGGAGACGCTCGATCATATGCCGTTTTTCGGTGATATGCGGAGCACCCAGGATTATCAGGATTTCGACAAAGTCCCCTCGTTCAGGGGTCTCCGCGAGATGTACCTGTTTTTCACCGGTGATGCGAATGTGGACGGGCTCTTCCTGCGTAAGAATCTTCCGGCAGAGCTGCGGTCCCGGATGGACATTAACAGCGCCACATTCACCTACGTCCTGGGGAATACCCTGGGGCGCAGGCTTGTCAGGCAGTACCGCGAGACGGATTTCGGGGAAAGGCTGATCATCAGCATCGCGAAGCCGGTGAAGGATTTCCGCCAGCAGGAAGCCGTCCTGGTGGGCGGGTTCCCGGATCTCTCCACGGTTGATCCGGAAGCTGCGGATTATACGGAGATCGCCGGCGTCACCGACGAGGAATCCACCTATACACTGGCGCAGAAGGGGAACATCCTCACGATCACCAGGAAGACCATCATCAACGATGACATCAGCATCGTAAACCGGTTGGTCGCGGGCCTGGGAAGGGCCGCAAGACGCACACACGGGAAATACGTCTGGAATTTCTTCATCAATAATTCCAACTGCTCCGACGGCACCGCCTGGTTCACCAGCGGCCACGGGAACCTGGGATCAAACGGGTTGTCTTTTGCCTATGCCCTGGCTGCATACGTGGCATTGTCAAAAATGACCGAGAAGGATTCGGCGGAAAGGCTGGGGCTGCTGAATTCGCCCGACGTGAAGCCGACGCTGGTATATCCGAACGATCTCCTGGCGACGGGTGAGTCTATCGTAAACGACGACGTGTATTATTCGTCTAACGACCTCACCACGAAAACACGGAACGCCATGAAAGGCAGGATCAACGGCTTTATGAATGCGCTCCTGACCGATACGAACGACTGGGGCATGATCATGCCGCCGGACGTCGCTGATGTCGTGGAGATGGGATACCTCAACGGAAGGACGGAACCGGAGGTGTTCGTTGCCGATACGCCTCAGAGCGAGCAGGTCTTTGTGGCCGACAAGGTGCGGTACAAGATCCGCCATGAATATGCCGGTGCGGTGATCGATTACCGGAGCGGGTACAAGGCTCAGGTATAACCAATGAACGATAAAAGGGGCGGGTTCTGCGCCCGCCCGGATTCATAAAGGAGGATATTATGAGAAAAGCAGTACACAGATTTCTGGCGGTATTTACAATATTGCTGCTCGTGCTGGTTCTGGCCAGTCTGGCGTCGGCCGCCGCACACTGGAAGCAAAAATATGTCCGCTTTTCGGCGACGGCAGGCGAGACGGTTGCAACCGGCAACGTTGTCTGCATTAAATCGGACGGGCTGGTTTACAAGGCAGATTCGGACGATTCGACATTGCGGCCCGCAGTCGGCGTGATCGGCAAAGGAGGCGCGACAAATGCGACCGTGGAGATAGTCGTGGAAGGTATCATCACAGGGCAGACTGCCGTGACTCCTGGGTTTAGGGTTTATTTATCGGAAACAGCGGGGGCCATGACTACCACAGCGCCGACAAATGCCCAACCCATTGGTTGGGTACTCCCTGGTGATACCTCGGCAACACTGGCAACCTCCGGCATATACTACGTTAAAATCCAGATGCCGGTATCTACTGGAGCGGGATATTAAGCGATTAAGCGCATGAAGATCATCCGGTACATATTATTGTGTGCCCTCCCGGGGCTGATGTTCTGCATCATCCCCGTGGAGGGTACGCCCTTCCGATGGTCGTGGCAGCTGACCGCACTGTGGTTGGGAGGAGCGGCCTTTACGGTATTTCTCTCCAGCTGGTGGTTCCGGGCGTTCTATCTGCTGGTATTGATACGGACGGCGACAATCATGCCGAATTATGATGCGTATATCGCCTTTATCACCCTCACCGTATTCCTGGCCGCCGTGGAGGGATTCAGCCGTATCGATCAAGAGAAAACAATGAACGCCATGTGCATTGCCGCGCTGTTACTTTTGTACTGGATGATTGCACAGAAGCTGGGATGGATGACGGAATATATGACGGGGCAGCCCGCAGGGCCCTTCAATCCGGATACCGGCGGCATTTTTCTGGCGTTGTGTCTGCCTGCATGTTTGCGTGCCGGCAAATATCTCCTTCTTCCCTTGATTGTATGGGGATTAGTGGAGATCGGCACAACGACAGGGATAGCGGCGGCGCTCTGTGCCGCGGGGGTATACGCATATCTCACTGTGACGGATTGGAAAAAGTTAATCGCCGTAGGGATGGCACTGGTGATTTCCGCGGGGATATGGTTCTGGAAGATCGATCCGATAGAGAATACGCTGCAATGTAAACGCTGGATAGTCTGGAAGCATGCCATCATGTCCATGAGATCGGAGATGTTCGGCCGGGGGCTCGGGTCGTGGGATGACATTTTCCCCTTATTGGTATCCGGAGATAAACGGATTTCTGGCCAGGTGGACAGCGTCATTACATATGGAGAGTCGGGCAGAGTGAAAGTGGACATCACAAAAAATAGTTATTTCGGACAGGCACACAACGAGTATGTGCAGGCGGCGTTTGAACTGGGGATTCAGGCGCTCATGCTGGTTATCGTATTTCTCGGCACTGTGGCTTTTGCCATAGTAAGAAAATTCGCGCCGCCGTATGCGGCTGCCGGAGTTGTCGCTCTCGCAGTAAGCTGTTTTGGATTTTTCCCCATGCACGTGGCGCCGACGGCGCTCTTGGGGTGCGCCTGGCTGGGAATCTGGCAGAGAAACGCGTCAGGAGGCTTAAAATGAGGTCATTAAATTACGAGGATAGGCAAAGAGTCGACCGGATCCGGAAAATCCCTTTCTGGGCGATCTGTGCGCTTTTGGCCGGCATTCTTGCGGCCGATTTCATCCTGCATCCACCTGCCGCCCGCGCCGAGGACCGGAAGACTCGAGTCATCACGTTTCTGTCTTCGGGCGTGAAGACGGCGGCGACGGCGCAGTCATCGGCATTCGATGTCTCCGCCTACATGGAAGGGCAGATTTTCATCGATGTCACCGCGGAGGGCGGCACTTCCACCCTGGACATCATCATCCAGGTTTCTCCCGATAATTCCACCTGGTATACCCATACGACGATAGCGCAGGTCACCGCCACCGGGCAGACCAGGCAGGCGGTCACGAACTTCGGGAATTACATCCGGATTTACTACACGGTGGGCGGGACGTCGTTCACCTTTTCTGTGACGGGGGTATTTAAGAACTGATGAGCACACGGCAGGACTACCTCACGGCGATCGGCAACCTGGTGCAGGGGGAATTCCCCTTGGGGGAGACGGAGAAGATCCTCGCCATCAATATGGCCATGAAGGCGCATTCGAAGCACCGCCCCCTGGTCGTGGTGGAGGATGAGAGTGGCGCCGCGGCGTTCGATTACGCCATCACGCTCCTGGCAAGCTGGTCCGAGGGATTCTCGGTGATTAAGCAGGTGGAATATCCGGTGGACGATGACGATGAGACGCCGGATATCCTCCAGGACGACGAGTGGATGATCTATGAAAAACCGGCGGGCAAGTATCTCCGCTTCCTCGAGAACGAGCCAGCGGCGACGGAGACGTTCCGCGTGACTTATACGGCGCTCCATACCTGTACGGACACTACCTGCACGGTGAAAACGTTCGATGAGGAGGCGGTCCAGGCGCTGGCTGCCGCGTTTTTCTGCGACATGCTGGCGACGTATTTCGCCCAGACGCAGGACAGCACCATCCAGGCCGACGTGGTGGACCACAGGAGCAAGGCCAGGGAATATGACGCCCGGGCGAAGGCTTACCGGAAGATGTATTTCAACCACCTGGGCATCGAGGAGGGGAAAACGCCCCCGGCGAGCGTGACGAAAGACCTGGATCTGAAGGGGTCATGGGCGGGGGATAAACTGACGCACCCCAAGAAGTACAGATAATTTTTTGCAGATATCTGGAGTAAAAAAGTGCTGGAACCTAAAATCATCGCTGATCTGAAAGACCTGGAAGGGCTGACGAAAAAGTACCCGGATGAATCCCGGCAGGCCCGGGAGGCGAAGCTCACGGAAGCGCTTTTACTCCTGGAGAGGGCAATCAAGCTGAAGACACCGGAAGGCGCGGGCCCGATGCACATCCGGGACACTATCTTCCAGAAAACCGGCATGCGCGGCGAGAGCGTCTGGGGGATGATCGGGACGCCCGCCGTATACGGCGAGTCCCTGGAATACGGCACGAAGCCGCATTTCCCGCCCGTGGATCCCATCCAGCACTGGGTGGAGAAGAAACTGGGTATCAGCGGGGGAGCCACCCATTCCGTGGCGTTCCTGATCGCCAGGGCGATATCGCGGCGCGGCACGAAGGGTGCGCACATGTTTGAGAAGGGGACGGAGGAGCAGGAAGCCGCGGTGATCCGGATCCTGGAACAGATCCCGGAAGACATCGTCAGGAGGCTGAGCTCATGAGCCTGGCGGATATCAGGGAACAGATCAGGGTCATCCTTGCCGGCGTATCCGGGATCGGCGTGGGGCATGACTATGACCGCTGGGCCGTGGACTGGGGTAAATTTCTCAACCTCTTCAGGGAAGAATCGACCGGCAAAATTAACGGGTATATGATCTCGAGGAAAAAGCGCATAACGAGGGCAGTCGGGCTTAACAATGACAACTTCCGGACACATCATATAGTTCTGCGTTTCATCATGGGATTAAAAGACGAGGATGCTTCGGAAATCGTTTTCCAGAAATTGATCGACGATGTATGTGATGCCCTCGAGGCAAAAGATACGCTGAACGGCACATGCTTTACCATTTCGGATGTGGGAACGGGGGATACACCGGATGGAATCGCCGGGCCGCAGGCGGATGTTATTGATAACCGCATCTTCGGCAGTGTTCTCTGCCATTACGCGGAAATCAATATATATCCCCAGGAGGATATATCGACATGACGGTAAATAAAAAGAAAAAAAATATCACATTGGAAGAGATTGAACAGTTCGTCATCGATGCCGGTTCGGATAATTTAGGCGTATTCGGCGGTGCATATGAAGGGGGCATTCATGTGCAGCAGATACCGGACGAGATCGCACCTTGTATCCTGGCGATCATGGAATCGGGGCATAAAGTGGAATCATATCTGGAAATAGGCGCGGCTTCTGGCGGGACGACGTTTATCATAAATCATTTTTTTAAGCCGAAGGGAATTATCTTGATCGATGACAATAAGCATCACAAGGCCGGACTTCGCCAAACGGTGCTTGATGGCGTAAATCGTCGCGAATTCATTGGCAGCTCTATTTCGGAAGAGATCCTCGATGGCGTGGCTGGTCTGAACATAACGTTCGATCTTATATTTATTGATGGAGATCATCATTACCCAGGGGTAAAGATGGATACGATTTTTTATTTACCGTATCTGCGTCCCAGCGGGTATTTGGCACTGCACGATTCGGCGCTGCCGGCATGGGGAGTGATGCGGGTAGTGCGGGAATTAAAAAAAGACCCGCAACTGCAGTTTGTCGCCGAATATGTATCACAGAAACACTTGGCACCATGCGGACTGGCCCTATTCAGAAAGGAGACGTAATGAGATTTTCTTTCGGTGTGCTGGTCAGCGATATTATGCGATTAGATATGGTACTGAAGCAGTCGGAAATAGATCCGGCCGTTCCCTGCCATTATATTTCAAAACCCAAATCGGCCACAAAAGGCTTGAATATACTCCTCGGGATCATCGAACGTAAAGGCGCGGATGTCGCGGTGCTGACACATCAGGATATGTATTACCGGCGGGGATGGTTGCCGCAGGTGCGGGAACAAATTGCCAAGTTGCCTGTTTCCTGGATCGTCGCAGGTATAATCGGGAAGGATATGCGGGGCCGGATATGCGGGAAATTTCACGACATGAGGATACCGCACCATTTCGATACTTCCGATATCCACGAATTCCCCCAGGCGGCCTGCTGCTTCGATGAATGTTGCATAATCGTGAACATGAAAAAGGGTTTCCGGTTTGATGAAACCCTTGACGGGTTTGATCTCTACGGTACTCTCTGTGTTCTTCAGGCACTGGAAATGGGGGGGACGGCATGGATCATCGACGCCTACGCGGAACACTACTGCATGCGTCCGTTCACCTGGGTACCGGATGAGTCATTCTGCGGAAACTACAAATGGCTGCACGATAAATACGGTGAATTTTACCGGGTAGATTCGACGGCATTCGGTGTGCCCGAAGGGATTGATGCCCGTGAAATATCGGCGGCATGATAATTTAATTATTTTAAAAGGAGGACCATAAAAATGGGGAAAATCAGCGGCAAGAATGCCAAAGTGATGTACGGTTCGGTCGTTCTCGCGAATATCACGGAATGGTCGATGACGGGGGTTTCTATGACGGTAATTAAAAAGGATCCCGCTTTCGGCGATACCGTCGTTGAAAAGGAACCCGACGGCGTCGTCGAACCCGGGCAAATCGCATTCAAAGGAAATTATGATCCGGCGGATCGCCCAGCCGGCCAGGGGGCGATTGCAGAACAATTGAAAGTGGGGGCGAAGTTGACAAATCTTTATCTGTATGCCGGCACAAACACGTTCTGGCGCGTCGGGACAGGCGGGACAATTATCGTGACGAAGGCGGATGCCATCATACTTCCCCGAAGTGGAATGGGCTCGATTGAATTCGCGGGTGAGGTTGAAGGCGCCGCGATGGAGCAGGTGGGAACCGGTTCATAAGCCATAAATAACGGGAGGTGTATATGATCATCAACCTGGACGTAAACCGGGGAGACTGGTTTACGTTTTGCGAATCGCGTATCAACGAGAAAGGAGAGGTCATCTTTGATGATCCGAAGCCGGACGCCGGGCGCGTATGTATCCGCAGTATCGCCCCTATTCTGGAAGAGATACAGGCGGGGAAAAAACGCAAATATGAATTTATCCTGAACTCGTCCACACGGTCGATGGAGCGCGTCGGATATTTCGAGGAAGACACTCCGGAAACCAGAAAGAAGGAGTGGGGAGACGTCTGGGATTATGCGATCACCGACATAGAAAACTTTTTCGACCAGGCGGGGAATCCCATCGAGTGCACCCGGGAAAATAAAATCAAATTAATGAAAGTGCCGGTATTTGATAGATTTGTTGCCAGGTGCCTTCAGGTAATCGCCGGAGCGGGAGTCAAAATCGCGGAGGCCTCTGAAAAAAACTGATCGACTGGGTACGCTGGATGGATGAGTACAGCCTGACGTGCCCAGCGTGTCAGAATATGTATGCAAAACGGACGCCCCCGGGGACTCCCCCATGCGATACATGCCGGGTAATATTGCTCCCGGAAAATCGGGATGCCGCAAAAATATTTATGCTGTGCCGGCGGCAGGTGATTACACGGCTGGAAATCATGAGCGATGGACGGAACATCAGATGTGCCACGAGACCTTATGATATATCTATCCCGGCGATCAATGCCGCTATGGAAATATATGGGGTAAAAGATAAACAGGATTGTCTGGCGAAGGTGATAAAGACATTCCACAATATGCTGTCGGAGACTATCGAGATATAATCAATGGCAACGCGGCTCAGCTTAGAAATCATTGTTGATGATAAAGGCACCGCCACTGTGCGCCAGTTCGGCAAGGAAAGCGAAAAGGCGATGAAGGCCACGGCTGATACGGTGGGACAGGCCTGGAAAGAATTGGGCAAAAAAAGCGATGCCATGTTCAACGAGCAGAGGTCGGCTGCGCAGAAAGCGTATGATACGATTAAGAACTCCGCTACGTCAACCGCTCAGGATATTGTTAAGGCCGAAGAGGCCAAAAATGCGAAGATTGCCGCTCTCAATAATGAACAGATCGGGAAATCGAAAACGATTATAGATCAGCTTAAAAGCCATTGGATTGCCGCATCCGCCGCTATTGTTGCCGCCTGGGTGGCTGTCAATAAGGCCGTCAGTTATATGGATATGGGCGCGCAAGCGCTGCAGGTGGAGTCATCGTTTAAAATCATGGCCGAGGCTGCCGGCGTCAGCGCGAACAGCATGATTGAAAGCATGGAGCGCGCCACACGGCACACCATCGACAGTTCCGATTTAATGCAGAAAGCTGTCAAGCTGATGACTATGGGTTATGACCCGGCACAGATTGAACGGTTTTCCAATGTGGTCGTTACCGCTTCACAGATTGCCGGACAGACCGTCGGTGAGACATACGAGACCCTGGCCGATGCGATAGCCACGAAGATGCCCAGGGCATTGGTCCGCATGGGGGCGGTGACAAGGGAACAGATGAAGGTGGTCAATGCGGCGGTCGCGGCCGGCGCTGACGAAATGTCTCTCTATGAGCTGGCAATGGCAAATCTTGAATTGAAAACCCTGCAGCTTAAAGGCACCCAGGATGCTGAAACGATTGCCATGCAGCAGTTCCATGCAACAGTCAAAGAGTTGACCGAATCGCTCGGCAAGGGCCTTCTGTGGGCGGCCGGCGGCGTCATCGATGCTTTTCGGATTTTTGCATCCGTAGCGATGGCTGCCACAAGCGGTGTTTTCGGCGTGATCGGTGGTGTAAAAGAACTGATTGCGTCTTTTATAGATCTCACAGGGGGGCCGA